CGTCAGATTGAAACTTTCATCGCAGGTGGGGCTATTGCTGCCAATCAACTTGTTGCTATTGACTTGTCCCAAACTGGTCTTGGCGTACAAGCTGGTACTGTTGTTCCTGCTGACAGCGATGCTGGAGCAACTATTGTTGCTATTGGTTTTGCTCTTGGTTCTGCTGCTGAAGGTGAAACTGTTGATGTAACAATCGCAGGTGTTCATGAGACTGCTGCTATCAAGGCTGCCCAATCTATCGCTGTTGGTGACCGCTTGAAGGTTTCTGATAGTGCTGGTGATGCTGATGAATATGCCAACACTGATACAGTTCCAGTTATTGGTTATGCAATGACTGCTGCATCTGGCTCTCCTTTGACATGTTCAGTATTTGTTATCAAGCAATTCTAAGAACATTTCTCTATCAAGCCGAAGGGGTGGGTGTTTCGCCCACCCCTTTTTTGTATATGGTGACCTATGGCGAATCTTAAAGCACTACGACAAAAGATTAAGAACATCACAGACTACAGTCCCGAGTTGGCACAGTTCAATGACCAGCTAGACGAACTTATCAATGATGCCTACTACAGCCTTTGGACGTTGAAGCGATGGAACTTCAGCACCAAACTAGGTACCATGCGTTTGCACACTGACATAACCACCACTACCGATACAGAGAACAACAGTGGTAACAACGTCACCCTTAGTGTAATAAAGGGGCAACGGCAGGTTACACTCAGTAATTATATTGACAGATTGCACAATCCAGACATTTGGGAAGGACAACCCTTAGAGATTGATGCAATGGAATACACTATTTCCAAAGTGATTGACCTTACACCGAGTGTTGGTCAAAGTATTCTTCTAGACAGACCATTCGAAGGAGAAACCAATGTTGCCAATACAAACTTCAAAGTAAAGAAGCGGTGGTACGACCTTCCAATAGACTGTTTGGAACTGCTTTACTTAGGGCATCGTGACTATCCATATGTAAGCGTCACAGGCTCTCAAAACCCTTATGGGAAGTCTACGGCTATATTGCCTAGACGTGAAGAAGACTTAGACCTTAGAGTGGACTACACGCAATCCTATGCAGAAGGATACATCACCAGTCCAACCATACATATACCGCCTGCTGAAAAGACAGTGCTGATTGAAGCTACTCCACCTGGTGCTGGACAGTTCCAAGTTGGAAACTTCTATGAGTTCACATGGGCATTTATTAAAGATGGCAAAGTAGGGGCACTTGCAGAACCTGCTGTGTTTGAAGTCGAAACTACAAATGCAACCATCCAAGTACAGTTTACTAGCTGGGACGATGAACTCATTGTGGCAGACACTTACAATACCCAAGACCAATCGCCTGCACAGTGGGAAGGGTATCGCAAAGTGGTATTGTGGAACAAGAACTTCGACAAAACTACTGGTGAACGCAAAGGGCTTCCATGCTGGTTGTACGTTACCAAAGGTACATCTGCAACAACACGAAACAACAAAGCATACTTAGAGCCACTTGTACAGCAAGACACTGATGGGACAGTCAACATTGTAAAACTCGACCAACTTGACAATGGTTCTGAACGGTACATCGAGATAGATGGCAACCACCAGCAGATACGACCATACCCACGTCCAATTGGATTCGACTATGAGGTTGAGCAGGTAGAAAAACTTGGCACCATAGAAGTATACCATGACTATGTACGTGAAATGGTGATGCGATATATGGTGAAGCCAAAGGACCTTGTGTTGTCCACAGACGTACCACAGATGCCATACGAGTTTCACCAGCTGATTGTGTACAAGGCACTTGAAGATATATATCTCAAGTTGGGTCAGCAAGGGTTGGCGTCTACGTATGAGAAGAAATACATGAAGGAAATCAACAACTTAGCCAAACGCTATGTGGACAAGATTGACCAACAGGTAGTACGTGGTCGATTCCAGATGCGCATGGGACAGCCTACGTATGATGGAACTACCCTTCGGAGATTGTCATGAAATCGCAACGCTTCCGTAAGTTTGCGCCATGTGGTGGAGTCAACCAAGTATTGACTCCAAACCTTGGCGATGCAAACTCTATCTTCAACTGTAGGTATGCAGAAGAAGATGGATGGAAGGCTACCGTAGGGTTTGAGTCATGGTGGCAGTTTCCTACCATCTTTACGATTGATGATGCCATAGCACAGAACTACTTCAGAGATAAAGTGGATGCTGTGTACCAGTGGAAGCGACAAGGCACAAAAGACATTTACACCTTTGTGGAGCAGAGTGGTAGGTTGTACTACATGCTGGGCAACAAAAATGGTGGTGACTTTGAAGCAGACATAGTGGTAGTGGATAGCGACCGGTACATACCCAAACTGGGTGACATTGGTTCCCAGTTCATCAACCTGGGACAGCATCTACTCATTATCAATGGGCGTGACAGAGCACTGCTTTTCAGTGGTGATCAAGTATGGCGTGACTTTGGTTTTGTATTACAGACTCCAAGCTGTAACCCACTAGATGTTGATACGGACTACCAAAACAATGAGGTTCTTACTGGTGGTGCTGCTGTTTTCTTTGGTGAGAATTCACAGTATGGTTTGGGTCGTGTCACTGAAGACCAACAGTATACATACAACTACAAAATGACGATGATTTCAGACTTGGGTGCAGAGAGTCCATTGTCTGGTACACAGAGTGTGTCATGGTCTATACCCAACGCTCAAGGCAAGCGATATGGTGTTGCCCTTGACCTGCCAATCGGACAAGATGGTGTGGTGGCAAGGCGCATCTACCGTACCAAAGAGATTCAAGACAACGGAGAGATTTACTACTTCGTTACGCAGATCAATGAGAACAGCAGCAGATTCTATATTGATGCCATGCCAGACAAGTTTCTAGTAGACCAAGCTCCATCGTTTACTGCCAGCACCCACATCACAACAGACTGGAAGTTTGGAGAAGTGTGGGACAACAGACTGTGGCTTGCAGCAGGTAGCCGTATCATCTATTCAGATGGTGGCATCTTTGAGCAGTTTGGAGCACTGAACTACTTTGACCTTGGGAATCAGAGTGGTGGTGACATTACACAGCTTGTAGCATTTTATAATAATTTAATTGTATTCAGAGAAACTGCTATAAATATTATAAGTTTTGATGCAGGTGTTTATAACATCAGCACCATCACTAACACCCTAGGCACAGAAGCCAGCAACTCGGTAGTCGTCATTCCTCAATTGGGTGTCGTGTTCCTCAACGAACAAGGTGTATGGATGCTATCTGGTGGATTGAATGGTGGTGCATCCATCCAAATGCAGAAGATAAGCAAGCCCATCGACAAAGAGCTTCGTCGACTCAACCGCTCTATGATACACAAGACTGTTGCTGCCTACTCCTATCGAGAGAAGGAAGTGTGGATACATATGCCAAGCGCAGACAACACCACGCCCGACTTTGGCATCGTACTGCATCTAGAGCCTAGAACACCCTTGTGGTCCTTCAGAACGTCCATAGACGAGCCTTCAGAGTCTTACTGGAGTGCTATGACCACAACTGTCAATGGGTACTTCCTGCTTGGAAATGACCCCGACTGGACTATCGCACAAGGACAAGTGACGAGAAAGTTTGGTCCACTCCAGGTTATGAGTGCAAACAACTCATGGGGGTCTACTGGTACGATTACTTCATACTTGGGTGAGACAGCGCAGATTCGGGTATCCAATACACAATCATCCGGTGCTCAATGGGAAAGTGCATGGTATGCATACGACGACAACAGTGTGAAGGTGCGGTATTACAGTGTTGAGCTTCGCATCATGTCATACGGTGACAACAGCTTTAACTTCTACTATGGTGTGGACTATTCCTACGACGAGAACAGCACCGGCACACAGAAGATGGCGAAAAGTGAAACCGTATTCACTTTGAATGAAGATGCTGTATTCGGACCGGCAGACCGCTCTATTACCAAGGTTCCATTTACTGTCAACACCAGCAAGCTGGCTGAAGGCAGATTGATCACGCTTCGATATGATGTGAACACACAGTTGTGTGACCAGTTCAAGTTTGGGATTCGGACAACGGACGACCAACATTGGCATCTGGTATCGTTCAACTTGCTGTCAGATGCTGTGGCCATGCCAGCACTCAATCAATCCACGAAGGTGTCACGATGAAAGTATTTACCCAAGTAGGACAAAACAACTACGACCAAGTAAAGCCAGAGAGCATCAACGACAATACACGCGCTGTGATTGGTGAGTACAATGGTAGACTCGATGGGCAGAACTTCCCAGTAGGAACCATAGACAAACTTAAACTAGCACCACCAACACTAACATCACAGAGCACAGCAGACGTATTTGGCTTCAAGCATGAAGGGCAAACACAAGACTATCACTTTGTTCGCAGATGGAATACGTATGAAGGGGGCATCAATGTACACTTGCCATTGTACAACTTCGACCTTCAGAACAACAGCTGGTCAAGCGGTTGGAACAACTTGTCAGATATAGATGCAGACTTCAACGACTTGGTATTGCAGTTCGATGCCCATAGTGGAACTTTACATGGATGCTTCGATATAAATTTTAGACATGGTGTCGATATGCTGTTGAATGATGCTTCATTGGCTACAGCATGGTCAAATGATTGGTGGACTAGGTGGG